CCTCAACAACTTTTTGCGCTTCGGAATACGCCTGACTATCAAAAATCTGCGCGGCCAATTTACGGGTCTGCGCCCGCTGTGCCTCACTCGCATCTTTGGATAAACGCCCCACCGCCTGATCGATAAAGGCTTGACGTTTATTACCCAAATTCAGCATTTGCCGCTGCAGATCATCGACCACTTTACTATTGGCTTCCATGACACGGGTGGCGGCATCACGGGCGGGTTTTTCAATCGCTTCAATCTGACGGCGGGCTATATCTTCGGCTTGTTTGAGAGCGGTATCGAGCGCACCCGCATTGCTGCCGTCCTTTTCACGTAAGGCATTCAGGCGGGATTTGGTGACCTCCAGCTCTTTATTGACCTTGGCAATACGCTCAGCGGGTTCAGTTGCGAGTTTATCAACCGCCTGATCGAGTTTCTTGCGCTCGCCACTTAAAAGTTCAGCGCGGCGGTCGCGTGCCACTTGTTCTTGCGCGGCTTGCAGTTTTTTCTGCTCCGCTTCAAAGGCTTGTGCTTCGGCGCGCGCTTGACCGATCAGTTTTTCAACTTCACGGCGCATCTCAACCACACGGCCTTCTTGCCGTTCAATCATACGGCCAAGATTGACCCCGCCGCCTGGAATGGTTTTGAAGTTTTGCAGGCGCGTAAGCCGCTCTTCCTGTTCTTGCAATGCAAGCCGCGCATCCACCAACTGCTTGCCAACAGGATCTTCTTTGAGAAGATTGCGCATGCCTTCCAGCACGGACGATAAGCCATTCAGTGCGCCTTGCGCCGTGCCTGCGACAATCCCCGTCTGGCCGATATCTTCCATCAGGTTGCCCCAGGCATCTGACAGACGATTGGTGGCGCCAATCAGCCCTGTGGCCTCTGCCGCCCCAGCGCCGCCCACTTGCTGTTCTAGCGCATCGAGAATAACCCGCTGCGCCTCGGCTTGCTGGCCTGTTTCAACAAACCCGTCAATCAAGTCCCGCTGGGTTTGGGTAAAGCTGATCCCGACACGGCGGAGCGCCGACAGGCCTTCTGTCGGATTTTCAAGGGCTTTGCCGAGCTGGGTGACAGAGGAGCTTAAATCCTGCCCAAACACGGCAGACATATCCTGCGCCAGCGTTAAGGTACGGGTGAAGGTATCGCCTGCGACTGACCGAAAAGTTGCCAGCACGCCTGCGGCATTTTGCACCTGTTCAGCAGTGGCCAATGTTGAGGCTTCAATCTCATCGGCAAAACCAGCGATTTGTTTGCCTGACAGACCCGATGAATTCCCCGTGGCTTTGAGCACCGCCGAAAGCCGGTTGAAGGACTGCTCGGCCTCTGCCGCATTTTGCAAAGCGGCTTTTAATCCCAGTGTGACAATAGCCAAAGCGGCACCCACGGCAATGCCTGCAGGGCCAATGGCGGTGAGCGCCGATCCGAGCGGCCCCAGATTATTGGTTAAGCCAGAGACTGAGCCTTTAACATCATTAGCAGCGGCATTGATTGCGAGCAGTGAACGCGAGGCAGGTTTACCCGCAAGCTCAATCTTCTTGAGTGATTTTTCACCGCTTTCGCCAATATCGCGCAGCTCGGCTTTGACCTTACCGCCCTCGGTGACGCTTAAGCGAATGGCAAGGTTACGCACGGTCATCGGTTTTTCATCTCACTTGATAGTTTCTCATTAAAAGCACTGGTCATGCCCGCCTCAATGGCGGTCAAGAATTCCGCCGTGGCGCATGAATCGTGACCGAGCGATGCCGCGACTTGCAGCGCCGCCGAAAAATCCATGCCGATGGCCACCATTTGACTGAGGCGCAATTGCCCACCGCAACGGAGCGCCAAATCCCAGGCTTGCCATGCCTCCATGCTTTGCGGTTCATGCTGGCGGTATGGGCAAAGCTCACCTTCCGCGTTCGGCTCACCCCGCGCACAGGGCAAACCAGCATCTTCGCATGAAGCGCAATAATCCGGCCCGCCGCCAAAGTGCCAGCGGCAACGAGCCGTTAGTCGTTTTTTTCCTGTTCCAGCAACAAGGCGGGGCCGAGATAAAGACGCTCAAAGGCCTCGGCAATCGGCCACAAATCCATCAATGCATAAATACCTTCTGGTGTGACGGGCAAGGCTTCACCATCTTCGCCTCCGACACCCTCCCACTCGATGATGGCCAGTTGTGCCAATCGCTTGATCAGCGCCGTGCTGCGTAATGCCGGTTCTGCATCTTCTTTGAGGACTTCAACACGGGCGGCCATAACAAGAGCGGTGGATGCTGGACGCACATGCACACGCACGCCAGAAATCAGATCCAGCCAGTATTTTTCACGTTTTAGGTTCAAAGTAATCATGCGTAACTCGCTACATCGTTTTTGAGGACAACAGTCAGCATGCGCGCGGGACTTGTCGCCTTCGCCGCTTGCCAGTCAAAGGTGGCTTGCACACCGCCTGGGCCAGAGATCGCCAGTTTTGGTTTTGGCAAATAAACCTCATGTGCCGTAAAAGTCAGTGATTTATCAGCGTCGATGATATAAGCGAATGCCAATTCCATCGGCGTGTTGTCGGTGGCGGCATCAATCAGGGCAGTATCAGCAAAGCGTACCTCGATGTTTCCAGTGAGCGCCGCGATGGTGGGATCCGCGCCATCAATCTTACCGTCCGAACGGATGGTTTCGATCCGCTCCAGGTTATTGGTATAGGTGAGCTGCGCGCCTGTGACATTGCCAAGCTGTAGCCCATCTTTTTTGATGGATCCTTGGAATTGATTAAAACGCGTGAGCGTGGCCGTTGTGGGTGTACCACCGCCAGTGGTCGTAGCGTCACTTTCGCCCTGGGCAATGCAGTTCAGCGTCGCGTTGGCTGCGCCCGAACGGGCAAAACTTAGCTGGGCGGAATTGACCCGCACGCCTGCTTCCGTGAAGAAGATCGGCACTTCCGGCATGCCGACTTCAAGCGCAAGGCTGGGCAGACTTGCCGCACCTGACACAAAGGTATGTGTGTAAGGCCCCGTGCCTGTGGTCGTCGGCGCACCGAAAAGCGCCTTCAGCCAATGGCCAAAATTGCGCAGATCGACAGGCACGACCACGTTTCCTTCCACGCGAATAACGTCGCGGATCGGTTGCGCGGGATCGCGGCCTTGGCCCAGCAGATCGGAAGCGATCAAACCCTGTTCGGAACCGAGATCGGTCGAGACGAACGGGAATTTGATATAGTTTCCGGTCGGCGCTGTGCCGTAAACCGTTTCGAATTTACCCAATAGCTGGGCATTGGCACCGTATGCACGAGCCATGTTTACCTCCTTTGGTTAAGTGAAAATCAGCCGAGGGGATCGGCGGTGACGTAGATGAGTTCGACGGGAATGATTGCGCCTTTGATCTGCGGCGATCCCTCGACCGCCAGCACGTTGCTGTCCGGCGCTTGCGGCGTGATGCCGTCGCAAAGTCCGCCAAGCGTTCGGTCGCCCGCGATGGCGAGGGAAATCTTGCGGTACAGGCCGTCAAGCGCGAGATCGCGCGCGGCCTGATCGCCTTTTTGCACAACAGCTTCAACGAGCGCGCGGTGCTGCCAGTAATAAGAAAGCGGCGACAAAAGTGTTTCAGGTTCGCCTGGATCACCATCGCGCAAGATAATCAAACCGCCACTCGGTATCTTTTCCGGCAGGGCTTCATTCCGCAGAACGGTTACATCCGTGATAGTCTGCAAAAGCGCGAACAGCGCCTGTAGAATGGCTTCTCTATCGGTCATTTCTCTTCCTTTTCATCTGGCCAGCTTGCCGTGACGAGTGACGGCAAACGGTCGATCCATTTCTTGGCAACACTGTCGATGTCGAAGCGTTTTTTTAAGGTGGTCTGCGGCACGAGGATAAACATGACGACGGTCGTTAAACCGCGTCCCGTTTTCTTCGCTCGGTCGCTGGCAACCCGTGCTTTGCCTTTACTGGTGATGCGGAAATCATCCGCCACTAACAATCCCACACGCCGCGCACCTTTCGGGGGGACATAGCGAAGCGGAATTCCAGCCTCGGCAAAATCGGCAGGCGTAAGCTTTCTATTTTCACGCCGCGTGACGTATTGCGTAGGGATTGCCAAAAACCGTCCGCGCTTACTACGGATGGTCGTCCCGTAAGCAAAGGCACCGATAATTTCTGGTGCCTTGGTATAAACAAAACCAGCGGCATTCATACTCATGCCACCCTTAGGGTAAAGATCGCCGCGCCATGTTTTGGCAAGACGATCACCAAGGCCCGCGCCTGTGACTTGACCGCGCAATTCGTTTTTCAAACCATCGGTGGCTTGGCGCACTCCGCTGCCCACTGCCTTTTCTGCCGCCTTGACCTCGGCTGCCATCATGGCTTTCAGGTTTCCCTGTATGGCAGCATTAAGACGCATAGGCATCCACGCTCAACACAAGCCCATGCTGATCTTTCACGGGTTCACCTTGAACGGTATAAGTCGTACCGTTCTTGACGATCTGCTGGATTTTCTTGGCAGGATCCAAAACGCTTAAACGAACCTCAAACAGATTTGTTTCCGTCTGCACTTTTGAATCCAGAAAATCGACAACCTTGTCAGGGAAACGATGCACAACGACTGTCTCCAGCGTTGTTCTATCGTCAAAGATCAGTTGTGCCGTCTGCCCGAAGGTAGCAAACAGCACATTGACCGCTTTTAGGGCTGCGTCTTGAAAGCTCATTCTGCGCCGCCATTCTCCTCAGCCTGCTCTTTTTGATACATCTCCCATGCTTCATCACGCTGGGCAGCGGTGATATTGGCATCGAGCAGATCTTCAAGAGCATCAACATTCGGTTTGCCGTTTTTGCCAAAGTCTTTGGCAGGATCCAGCGCCGAAATCGCATCAACAATATCCTCTAAAGTTGGATTGCTATGCGTGCTGGGCTGTTTCGCTGCGGGCGGTGTGGGGTCTTCTTTTTGATACGCTTCGGCAAAGCCACGTGCAATCAAGCGTTCAGCCTCTTCATCCGAGAGATCAACAAGAGAAGGTGGCAAGTGCGCTTTACCATTTGCAACCAGCGTAATAAGTGCTTTGACTTTCATGGCTTCCTCCTTAACGAACCGTGGCGCAGAAAGATGCATTCGGGCGGTAAGGCACGATCAACGGCGCCGATTGCAACAACAACCAGCGCACGGCAGGATCTTCCTCCAGCCACGATTTCGAGAAATAGCGCTGCGCCCGATAGCCAGCTTTCTCATCCTGAATAGCACCGTAGCAGCGTGTGCCTTCAAGCTGTCCGGTGCTGCCCACCAGCACGGTGTAATCAGGCAAGAGTTTCTGGACGACATCATTGTCATCGACGTAGCGGTCGTTATAAACCCAGAAATCCAGATCGCCGATGGTGCCGACATAGCGTGCAAGCTCATTCCCCTGGCCAAAAGCAATCGGCCCCAGCGAGAGGTTTGTGCTATCAGCAATCCGGCGGATATCGAGCAGCTTTTCAACCTTGGGATCAGACTTGAACACGCGCCAGGCCAGCGTATCCATCACCACCGTGCGGCCAACAGCACCTGATTTTTCCTGAATAAGAGCGACCCAGTCCTCAAGATTATCAAGCGTACTGACACCTGTTTCACCCCAGCGGCTGCCCCCCGTAAGAGCCACTGTTAAGGCGGCATCACGCTGGAAATCCACAACCACTGTGGGATAATTATCCCCACTAACGGTGATTTTACCCGTGCGCAGGGCTTCAGAGGCCATAACTTCCTCACGACGCGTCAGGTTTTCAAGCTGCTTGGTGAGCGTGCGGTTGATATTCGCCTCAAGCCGTTGTTGGGGAGTCAGCGTACCGCCAATTTTCTCACCGATTGACCGTTTGAAAGGCCGTGTTGGATCAAAGCGGCGTTTGTCTTTGGCATAGGCAGGCTTGAAGCTCTTGGTGGTGAAGCCTTCATCATCCACCACCTTGCCAGCCACCAGTGGCGAGACAAAAGGTGTCAGTTTGGGC